GATTTTAACAAGGCAATCGAGAATGGTTTCGTCAAACTGACTGAGGAGTTTGCTGATGTCTACAAAAACGAATCCAATTCTTGATAACTTTGCCGTGTTTATACTCACGCACGGGCGCCCGGAAAAGGTTTTCACGCACAAAACTCTCAGAACTCACGGATACTCTGGGAGAATCATTCTTGTGATTGATGACTTGGACAAGACGAGAGAGAAATATGTTGAGAAATACGGCGCAGATGTTATTGTTTTTGACAAGAAAGCAATAGCAAAGACCTTTGATGAAGGCGATAACTTCGACGACATGAGAGCAATTATCTATGCGAGAAACGCATCGTTTGAGATTGCAAAGTTCTTTGGAATCAAGAATTTTATCGAGCTTGATGACGATTACACTAGGTTCGAATGGAGATTCACAGACAAGTTGAACTACGTTTTCCCTTGCGAATCTTCTGAACACTCGGACATCCGGAATTTAGATGCGGTATTTGCTGCAATGCTGAAGTTCTATCGAAGCTCTGGTGCGTCAAGCGTTGCTATGGCGCAGGGAGGAGACTTCATAGGTGGGTCAAACAACGATAAGGCGATGGTGGTAACACTCAAACGGAAGTGCATGAACTCGTTCATTTGCTCGGTTGATAGGCCGTTCCAGTTTGTTGGAAGAATCAACGAGGACGTTAATTCGTACACGAGATTGGCAAGCGTCGGGCTGCTGTTCTTCACCACTAACCATGTTTCTCTCGTGCAAAAGACCACGCAGTCGAACTCCGGTGGGATGACTGAACTTTATTTAGACAGCGGAACGTACGTAAAGTCTTTCTATTCTGTGATGTATATGCCTTCGGCGGTGAAGATTCGGCCAATGGGTGACAAGAACAAGAGGCTCCATCATAGCGTCACTTGGGATTGTGCCGTGCCTCTGATTGTCCCAGAGAAATTCAAAAAACTCCAATAGAATCAACAATCAAAAAAAACTGTAAACAGATGTTGACAAGTTCTCCGGGCTGGTTTACCTTGTGGGCAGTTGAGCAATCAAGCTCTCTCTCAGAAAGGGGTTCCCAATGAATAACACTCTAGAAATTGCAACCACAATCAAGAACCAGATTAGCGCGAGCATTCTCTGTTGCCTTGGAGCACGGAATCTTGTCGCACTATCTGCGGGGGAAGGACGCCTAGGTGGTCTTACCTTCAAGGCTTCCCTTTTTGGAAGTCGTCAGTGCGTAGTGGTTGTCTCTCTCAACTGCCAAGACCTCTACGATGTTGAAGTGAGCAGGGTTTCTGGTTCTCTGATTTCTAAGCAGTCTGATGTCTATTGTGAGGAGCTTGGGGAGATGGTCTCGGCAATGGTCGAGCATCATTTCAAGGGATGAAAAAAACTGTCACCAGATGTTGACAAGCGCGTTCGGCTGGTTTACCTTCCAGACAGTTGAGCAATCAAGCTCTCTCTCACTCAAGGAGATTCCAAATGAACCAGCCAATCGTTACCCTGACAAGAGACGCCTCCGCACCATGGTACACAAAGCAGCCGGACGGCTGGTACAGGTGCATGGAAAAGAACCGCCCCTCGTACGGCTACGGACTCATGATCCGCAGGGTAATGGTCATGGGACATGCTGACAGAGAACTGAATTGCTCTGATGTATTTGAGACCGAAAGGCGAGTCTGGAAAATCAAGATCTGGTACTGCCCAAGCAGCGACGATACTGGTCTTTCTATGGATACATCTCTAGGTCACTTCTATGGAACAAACTACCAGCTTCAAGATTTCTTGGATGATGTAAGAAAGGCAAATGAGCTAGGATGCTGGATGCCATAGAAAATAGTCAACAGATGTTGACAGACCTCTTCGGCTCCTGTATCTATCAAGTCAGTGGAACGACAAACTCTCAGAAAGGAGAATTCGAAATGAATTTCAGCGCATTTGAGAATGAGAATCTTGCTATCAAGAAGGTTAAGGAAGCAGCAGAGTGTTTCGGCTATGCAGGGGTTGCGCAGTTCTTGGGATGCTCACGGCAGGCTGTTTACCTCTGGGCGTCTGGACAGAGAACCGTCCCGGCGTTTGTTTACATTGGCATACTTCAGCAGATGGGTGACTTCAAGCAAGTTAAGTTTTTCCAAGGGAGAAAAAAATGAGAAAAGAAATAATCCATAGCACAGATATGGCAGAGCAGATTAGAAAGGGAGAACTGGCGTGGGTGTCTGCTTGGTCTGAGGTCGATGACGGAAACGGAGACATTGCATACATGTGCTTTGAGTCAATGGATGACTACAACACGTGGATGTCCCAGAAGTAACCTGCGTGCTCTCGCCTCTTGCGGCGTGGTCTTACGTCTGTCATACTGTCGGTATGAAAAAAGACTCCCTTATACAAATCAGAATTGAATCGGAAGCAAAACGCAAACTTGAGGAGGCGTGCAAGCGGCAGGGCGTAAGCCCGTCGGAATGGCTCCGGGAAGTCATTGCCTCAAAAGTGAGGCGAAATGAACGACAGCCAAAAGACCAAGGTGCAGCTTGCGGAAATTGCCCAAAGGATTGCGAGGCCGTCCCTATGTGAAGTGCAGCTTGCTAGGCTCCTAAGAAGGGTCGAACAAGAGGCAGAGACAGAGGAGGACGTCAGGCGGATGTTCAAAGAGGCTAGGTCTGGCAGGAAGCCAGATAAAAAAGTACGCGCGGTGGTGATGTGATATGGGCGGCAAGGGTTCCGGTGGAAAAATAACGTATAATCTCGCTGACAAAACCGTGCAAAGTATCATCATAAACATGTATTCCCTTGGACATTCTCTTGACCAAATCTGCGAACTCTATATCAAGTGCTCGAAACAAACTTTGCTCAACTATTTCAAAAAAGACCAGGAGTTTCGCTTGGCTATGGACAAGAGTTACATAGATCGCAGAATGTATGCTCTGTCTTCAGGATATTCGAGGGCGTTTCCTCCTCCGAACTCAACTTCAAAAGGCGATTCAATGCTGGCGAAGTTCTTTTATGAAGTTATCTATGGCATGAGATCGAATACGCCTGCGGTTGCTGTGCAGATAAACAGCGGAGAGTTTGCAAGTCTGAATGATTCCCAGAAGGTTCAAAAAATTCTGTCTGCAATTCCTTCGATGACAGATGAGCAGTTGTCTACGATAATCAATGGTCGTTTTGAAGAATCCGAAGAGGACGCTGAAGAGGTTGATGTAGAATGCTTGCCAGAGCCGAGCTGACAATCAGGGCGCATGCCGAGTTTGAGAAGAGGCGCAGGGACTTTCATAGGTTCTTACGCAATACGATGCCGAGGTTCATCGATGGCTGGGTTTACTCAGACCTGTGTTCAAAACTTGAGAAGTTTGCTCGAGATGTTGCTGACAAGAAAAGCCCCAGGCTCATCGTCTGTTTGCCTCCTCGGCATCTGAAGTCTCAGACGTGCTCGGTTAGGTTTCCCGTCTGGTGCCTTCTCAACAATCCAACGTGGGAGGTTGCTGTTGCGAGTTATTCGCAAGACCTAGCAAACAAATTCAGCCGGTGGGCGAGAGGTCTTGTCGAGCATGAGGCATCTATCAAATTGATGTGGCCGAATGCTGCTATTGCTTCTGAGCAGTCAGCGGTAACGGAATGGAAGATTGCAACGGCAGAGCATCTACCGGGGGGAACATTCAAGGCCGTTGGTCGTGGAGCTGGTTTCACGGGTTCTGGTGCGGATGTTCTGGTATGCGATGACATGATCAAAGACCACGAGGAAGCAGATTCTGCGACGGTCAGGCAAGCGTTGTGGGACTGGTACAGTTCGGTGGCTATCACTCGCTTGGCTCCGGGTGGTGGAGTGCTGGTAATTCAAACTCGGTGGAATCAAGACGACCTTGTGGGGAGACTGCTCAAGGAGCAGGAGACGAACCCGGATGCTGACAAGTGGGATATCGTTGAGTACAAAGCCATCGCAGAATCAGATGAGAAGTACCGGAAAGATGGAGAAGCTCTGTTGCCGGAAAGGTTCTCCGTCGAGCAGCTTTTGAAACTCAAGGGAGCAATGATTCCCAGATGGTGGGAATCTCTATACCAGCAAAGACCGATCGCAAAGGAAGGGAATCTTTTCAAGTCAGAACATTTCAAGAGATTTTATGCGGCTCCGGATCTGAAGGACTTTGATGCGGTCATTCAGGTGTGGGACTTGAGGTTCGGAAAGAGCAAGGACAGCGGGTCGTGGGTTGTGGGTTGGGTGATGGGAAGGAAGGGTGCGCAGTATTATGTTCTCGACGAGACACGAGGGAGATGGAGTTATGCAGAGAGCAGAGATGCGTTGCGTGACATAACTGCAAAATGGCCGCAGGCAATGGCAAAGATTATCGAGAACAAGGCAAATGGTCCGGCGATTGAAAGTGACCTAGAGAATGAGGTTCCTGGAATCCTGCTATTCGATCCTCGTGGGGACAAGTACCAGCGGGCAGAAAGAATACTCCCGTTGGTGAAGGCCGGCAATGTGTTCTTCCCAGAGGAGTCGGCTGCGGCTTGGACAAGGGACGCAATAAGCGAGCTGGAGTCGTTCCCGCAGGGTGCTGCGAATGATAGGGTTGATGTCTTGAGTATGGGTCTAGCGTATCTTTTCGATGAGTCGAATACGGTGTGGGAAGTAACCGCCCTGTGATACGATGGTGTCTGAGCCTCGGAGGTATCCAATGAGAAAACAGGATTGCAAGGTTGTCGGACTTCCCAACAGAAAAAATCGGAAGATGCTTTCGTGGGAAGATGCGATAGCCAACGATGACGTGTCTGGGTTACCGTCGGAGAATCAGTCGTTGATGGATGCGCAGACAATCATGTCTTTGTTCTTCAACGAGGATTGGGTTTTTATCACTGCTGACTTGATAGCTTCTGAGTTTTCATCTCCGTGGCCGAGGGTAATGGATACGGAGATTATTGACGGTAGAGCTGTATCTAGACCAGCGGAAGGGCATTTTCTACAAAAGCTGTTGGACGAGCCGTCGTTGTATGGTGACTCAAAAGGATTCTGGTACAGGGCCGCAATCTTTGACTGTCTTCTTGGCAACTCTTTCTTTTGGTATATGCGCGCGAATCAAAAGCTGCTTATCATTCCAAGCCATCAAGTTCTCATAAACTTTGATGAGAAAACAAAACTACCGAAAGAATACATTTGGACTGCCGGGGATACGGCATCTGGGCAAAAGCCCGGCGTGTCGTTTCCAAGAGAGGAAGTCTTGCATGTCCAGAGGCCGAATCCGGCATCGATGTGGTGGGGATTGTCTCCGTTTGTTCCGGGAAAGAAGTCGATACTGTTCAACAGATATTCCAGTGAGTTTCTCAACTCGTTCTTCGAAAAGGGCGCTACGCCTCAGATGATTGTCGAGACTGAGATTGGAAACAATAAAGAACAAATCACAGCTTTGGCAAAGTCTTTCGAGATTATGAACAGCGGGAGAAGGAATCATAGGCGACCCCTGGTATTGCCAAAGGGAGCAAAGGTAACGCAGGTCAACATGACTCTGGCAGATACCAAACTTTATGACTTCATAATGCAGAATCGAGAGGTGATTCTGAACTTGCTGCATGTCCCGAAGCATGCGGTTGGGTTGCAGACCGCTGGAAGCCTCGGAAGCGAGGAACACAAGACTGCGTTGCGGTTCATGTGGCAATCAGCCATCAAGCCGATGCTGCTCAGATACTCAACAGCGTTGACAAAGTTCTTCATTTCGACCGGAGACCTCCAGGCAGGATACTCGATTGAGTTTGATACTTCGGATGTAGAGCTTGCGAATGATGATATGTCAAAAAAGGCAGACTTGGCTAACAAGTTGTCAGGAACTCATACGATAAACGAGATTCGTCAAATCATCTGGGAGTCGAAACCGATTGCTGGTGGTGACATCATTCCTGGCGTGATTGATTCTGAGACTGCTACAAGCAAAGTTGGCGAACCTTCTACCGCTCCTGCTACAACTGATGGAGAGGCAATCACGACTCCAGAGATTTCGCTGAATGGTGCGCAAGTTTCTTCTCTGCTTACGGTTATCATGTCGGTTTCATCTGGGCAGATTCCAAGAGAGTCTGGGGTTGCTATTCTCCAAACTGCTTTCGCTATCTCAAGAGAAGCCGCTGAGAACATCATGGGAACTCTCGGTACGACGTTCACTCCTGCTGTTGCTCCAGTGGTAGAGATGGCTTTGGATGTTCCCCAGAGAACGAAGTATAGCAAGCTACAAGCAATAGTTGAAGCTCCTGAATACCAGCAGCATTGTAAGAGCATCGATGAGGAGATGATTCGAGTTGACGAAAACATGATGCAACTCTCAGTTGATACGCTGATAAGTCAGACAGAAACTGCGATGAGAGTAATCAAAGAAGAGCAGCCGATGAAGATGATATGTAGGACAAAGGCTGTGGATGAAGATGAACTGAAAGCGGAAGTAAATGCTGAATTGAAAAAAGGACTACCGGAGTGGCGAGTTAGGTATGGGAACATTCTCGAAGGCACTACTGACATTGGATACAAGAGCCAACTTAGCCTTGTGTTCAATGATAAAGATCGTGCTGCGCTTGCTGCGCTTGAGCAGCCAACTTCAAGGGGCAGGAAGGCAATCCTTGCGAGAAGGGGGATTGATTCGTTTGATGCCATATCGAAAACAACCACGGACGAGATTGTTGGAAAGATTGCAAAGGGTGTTGCTGAAGGTGCAACGCTTGCTGATATTGCTCGCTCTATTATCTCTGATATTCCTCAAAGGATTTTCAGCAGAGCGAAGACAATCACACGCACTGAAACTTTGACTGCGGTTTCTATTGGTCAGCAGAGTGCAATCAAAAATGCTGCTAGGGTAATTCCTGATGCTGTTAAGGTATGGATAAGCGCACAGGATGATAGAACACGGCATAGTCATGAGCAGTTGCATGGCGACACGGTGGATGTGAACGATAAGTTTGTCACGGATAGCGGAGTCAAGTTATCATTGCCTCGTGATCCTTCTGTGGGTGGGCATCCAGAGGAGATGATCAACTGTAGGTGTACGGTTGCGATTGTTGCGAAAGAAGACAGGGACACTGTTCCAGTCTAAAAGGGAGAACCATGAAGAATAAAATGACGTCATACATTGGAAACTTCAAAGCTGCTGGAGCTGAAAAGAAAGTTTACATTGAAGGATGGGCGAACAAAGCCATTGTTGATGATGGCGGTGACTTGATGAACTTTGAGGGTGTTGACCTTACGAGGTTCGTGAAAAATCCAATTATGCTTTTCAACCATGATATTGATAAGCCGATTGGAAAGATTGTCGAGATTGATGTGACGAAGGATGGAATGTGGGTCAAGGCTGAAGTGTCTTCGTCAACGGACCCGTTTGTATCTTATGTGAGGGACTTGGTTGTAGAAGGAACTCTCAAGACGTTCTCGATTGGCTTTCAGGCAAAGAAAGAATCCTCGAACAGGGCGTCAGGGTACAATGAGATTCAAGAATGGCGGTTGAACGAGATCTCAATCGTGACCTTACCAATGAATGTGGAAGCTGAATTTTCGTTAACTAAAGAACTGAAGCAAGCCAAAACTCTGGATGAGGCTAGGATGCTGGTTCAAAAAGCCATGGAGGGCGATCCTGTGAAAGTTACGAGGTCAAAGAAGGAACATGTACCGCCAAAGAAGCCAGAGGATGAGAAGCCAATGGATGAGGCTCCTCCGTCTGATGCTCCTCCCCCTCCTCCTCCTGAGAAGCCAGACGAGGAAGAGAAGCCAAAGGATGAAAAGGGAGCATTTGAAGAGTGCGTTTCGGCAAAGATTCCAAAGCTGCTCGAAGAGGGAAAGCCGGAGGAACAGGCTATCGCTATTGCCATGAGTATGTGCCGTGAGGAAGGCAAATGCGATGTGGCAATGATGTCGGATGACATGTTCAAGTTTGCTGCAAAGGTTGCCTCTGAGTGCAAGCCAAAGAAGCCGGAAGATAAAGGAATCAAGCAGGATGCTCCTCCTACGGCCCCAATCGGACAGCCATCGGACGACCCTACGAATTATGGGAATCCGCATCTCGACATCATGAAGGCGCAGCTTGCGATGTTGGGTTCAATCAGCAGCGGCATAACAAAGTTGACCATGCTTCTTGAAAAGCGTGGAGAAAGTAGCGAGAATGAGGATGGTGAAGGGAAGCCGGACGGAGAAACTCCTCCTGCTCCTCCTCCTGCTGATGAAGACGCAGAGAAGCTGTTGTCGAAGATTTCGGAGATTCGTGGTAGGATACAAAACATAGCCAAGTCGATTGGTGTTTGAAACAACTTTGCCAGGGAGGGCGAAATGAACGAAGAAGAGAAGAAAAAGATCCTTGAACAGTATTCGGATATGGAAAAGCAAATGAACTCTGCAAAAGAGAAGATCGCAGAGCTTGAGAGAGAGAAGGGTCTTACGACTCCTTCGGCTATGGGAGACACCGACGAGCGCCGCCTCCTGCGTTCTTTCCATTGCAAAGATCTCAAGTCGCTCATCGCAACCAACGTTGCGCATCCGAAGTTCAATCATGTAAGCATCAACGACAAGTTGGCTGCGATTGAAATGAAGAAAGACCTCGACATAAGCCGTTTCTATGCACAGATTTTCGAAGGCGCTCCTGCTGATAAGGGAGAACTTGAGCAGCCAGGGCATATCGCTCGTGTTAAGAATATGCTTTCGAATCGTCTTGCAAAAGAGACCGCTCTTGCTGAGAGGGTCAAGGCTTTCGGAACGGATGTTTCTGGTGGTGGTGCTGAGTGGATCGAGACTGCGATCTCGTCTTCGTACATCGAAGAGTATCTTCTGGAAAAGAAGGTCGCCAACATGTTCATGGAAGTTCCAATGCCTACGAACCCGTTCAAGGTTCCTATGGCAAAGGGCGGTACCATTGCTCGCATCGTGGGTGAAGGCGTTGGAGCAACTGACAACAGCTTCGGAACTGATGCAGTAACGTTTGATGCTGTGAACAAGCTAGTTGAGCTTTACAATCTTCCGGAAGAGCTGAACGAGGATTCCGCTGTGGCAATCCTTTCGATGGCCCGCACTGGTGTTGTCGAGGCTCAGATCAAGGCTCTGGAAACCGCTCTCATCAATGGTGACACGACCGGAACGCACATGGACAGCGATGTGACTGCTGCTAGTGACGCGCGCAAGTGCTTCATGGGTCTCCGTAAGTTGGCTCTTGCCAACAGTTCAAACGGCTCTGTGGTATCGTTTGGTGCTGCGGTTGGTGAAACCAAGCTCGATGAGATGATTTCAGAGGGCGGAAAGTTCAGCATCAATCCTCGTGAAGTGCTGTGGGTTGTTTCTGCTGCTGTCTATCATCAAATGACTGCGCTTACGAACGTCATCACGGTTGATAAGTTTGGACCGCTTGCAACTATCCTCTCCGGTGTGCTTGCAGCATACAAGGGCAAGGGAATCGTCACGAGTGAGTATCTTCGTGAAGATCTCAACGCAACTGGTGTCTATGATAACGTGACCAAGACCAAGGGCGGAATCCTTCTGGTGAACAAGACTCGGTTCTGGATTGGTCGTCGGCGTCCAATCAAGGTTCGTGTTGCTTTGGATTCACGAGCAGAGTACGACCGCTATCAGTTGGTTTCGTACCAGCGCGCAGACTTCAAGGGCGCAACTCAGAGCGCAACTGAGAAGTCGGTCATTTACGGTGTGAACATCACGCTGTAATTGGTTCCAGTTCAGGGTATTGCCTGTGTCCCGACAACAAAGGGCGCAGGCTTTTTTTTTGATGCGAGGAACTTATGGCGCCATCTGGTTCTTTTTTCACCAGACGACTTGTGGCGTTTGAATCTGGCGCACCGCTTGACCTTGAACTTCGTCCGGCAGGAACTTACGAAAAAGAACTTCAGATTGAGGGGAGCTCGGTTCTCTCGACTGTTTATGTGAGTCAGATTGACCCGGGGGCAACGGTTGATGTGTCGTACTATGACACGACAACTGCTCCAGAGTTTGGTGAGGAATACCAGCTAAACTCTCATCGTCAGATGACAGCCATCGGGCATGATCGCACGACGATTGTGAACATTCATAACAAGCCAAGGATTCGAG